AAAGTAGGAACTAAAGTTATAATAGGTAACCACGATCGTATTATAATGCGTAAAGCGCAAACATCAGCTATTCCAAGCAAATGGATAAAATCTTATAAAGAGGTTTTACAAACTCCAAACTGGGATTTCGTAGAAAGATTCGAGCAAGACGGAGTTCAATATATACACGGTGAGGGTGGCACGGCTAGAACCAAATGCCGAGCAGATATGATGAATACGGTTCAAGGTCACCTACATACACAATGTTACACCGAGCATTACGTAGGAAAAAAGTTTAGAGTATTCGGCACGCAGGTCGGTTGTGGTATCAATCACAAATCTTATGCAATGGCTTATGCGAAGTATGGAAAACGACCGGCGGTTGGAGCTGCGGTTATATTAAACAACGGAAAAACACCCCTCAATCTTTTAATGCCGCTTTAGGCGTTTACCCCTTTACAAACCAATTCTTGTTAAAAAAAACGTTTATAAATTTGTTTATATAAAATTAATTTGTATCTTTGTACTATTATTAACTAAAAAATATATTATGTACAAATTAACGCACAAATTAACCGGACATTCTTTTAAGTTGTCTTTTGTAGAAACCGCAGAGTTCTTTTACAAAAAAAACGCAAACGGAGAATATATAAATTTATTCGAGGATTATCAATTAGAAGAAGTAAAAAAAATTGATTATGATTTTTGGTTGCTTACAATTTCAACGACTATAATGGCTTTTATTTCTTTGTATTACTTTTTAAAATGGAACTAATGAATTATAAGTGTATAACTTGTTCTTTTTATAAAAAAAATATTTATGAAGACGCTCCGGTCAATGTTACCTTTTTTGGAACCGAAGAGCAAGTAAATAAAGCAAGAACTAACTATTCAAATGAAACGGGTTATAACGTAGACGAAACCCACGAAGTTAAGCTTGAGCCAAAAGGTTCTTATTGGTACAATATTTATGGAGACGAAGCGGACGCGATAAATAAAAGGACAAAAGAAAAACTAGAAAAACTAAAAAAATTATATATAAACAACAATAAAAAAACTTTAATATTATGAACAAATCAATAATTAATCACACTTTTGAAACTAACGAGCCGACAAGGGAAGAGTTAGAGAGAGAATTTATGAAAATGCCGGAGCTAGAAGAAAAGACTAACGAAGATGTAAGTCAAGAAAACAATCATAAAAGACTCAATATTCATACGTTTATGGCTCACGAAAATGAAGTAGCAATTGCCGGAACTGACGAAAACGGAGAAGAATTAACTGTTTGGTTCGATAGCTACGAATTTATTGAATGGATAGACAAAGAACACATAAAAGAAAAATTAACTAAATATATAAAACAAATATGAAAACAACAGTAAACTTTTACGAATTTAGACGTTGGTTTGAAGAAAACAGACCGAAAACATTTAGCTATTTAGGATTGCGCGGTTTGTTTGACTACCTCGAAGAATACGAAGAATCTACCGGTGAACAAATTGAGTTTGATCCTATTGCTTTATGTTGCGAATATACGGAATATGAAGACTTAGAAGATTTTCACTGTTATTACGATCCGGAAGAATATCCGGATAAAGAAACTATACACGATTACACTCAATTAATTGAGTTAGACGACGAAAGTTTTATAATACAAAATTTTTAATAAATAAATAAATTATATGAAAACCGAGAAATTAAAAGAAAAATATCTAAAATACGAATTAACAAAAGACGACGTGTTTAAACATCAACACTATATAATTATAACTCGAAGCGGAATAGAAAAAATCCAAGCTATTGAAAATATCAAAATATTTTTTGACGTTGTAAAGTGTGAAACAAATTTTGCGGGTGTTAAAGCTACGGCAAAAAAAGATGAAGTAACAATTGAAACGTTTGGATCTGCTTTAAAAGGTCAATCGTTCAAAGACGGCAACACAAACACTTGGTATGTTTTAGAAATGGCTGAGAAACGAGCTTTGTCTAGGGCGGTTTTAAAGCTAACGGGCTTCTATGAGTTAGGAGTATTTGGAGAAGACGAAGCGGAAGATTTTAAAAAAATTAATAATTAAAATAAATAACTATGTACAAAATTAAAAACTTGAAACAACTTAACACCGACTCACCTTATTACACGGAATTAAAAAAAGAATTAAAACTTATTAAAAAATGGAATAAGAACGGTGTTGTAAAATGTAAAGTAGAAACAATTAGCGGTTATGAATATATTGTAACCGAAGATAATTTAGAAAAAATAAAAACTAAGTCTAACAAAAAAACTAAAAAATAATGCAAATAAGAGGTAAATTAATTAATATACTTGAAGCCGAAAGCGGAACAAGTAAAAACGGGAAAGCTTGGGAGAAACAATCTTGTATTGTTGAGACAGATAATAAATATAATAATATTGTTTGTGTTACCGCTTTTGGAGAAGAAAACGTTAAAAACCTTAATAAATTAAAAGTAGGTAACGGAGTAGCTATTGATTGTAATATATATTCAAGGGAATATAAAGGTAAATTTTATAATCAAATAGACGGCTGGAGGTTTGCAACAAGTAACGGAGAACTAGAAAATTTTTCTAATAATAGTAATAAATTAAGCGATGCGGACGACTTTATTACTTCGGACGATATGCCCTTTTAGATATGACCGAAGAATTAAATTTTAAAGCAATATGCGATCTCGCAACAAAGACAATGGGTCTGCCGCAGGGCTCATTGTCTAAAACTAGCAGAAAAAAAAATCTTCAAGTAGTTAGACAAGTCGCAGCTATTATTGGAAGAGACGAAGAAAATATTCATAGAAAAATAATTGGTAAAATATTAAATAGAGACAGAAGCTTAATCAATTATTACGAGCATACACATAAACCAAATTACGCGAGTTATCCTCTTTATAGAGAAACTTTTAATAAAATATATAAAGCTTACAAAGATAACGAAAACACAAAAGAGTTTTTTTATGACGCAGATTTTATGAAAAAATTTTTAATAAAAAACGGAGTCAAAGAAACTGTCGAATCCGATATTAAATTAGTTGTTAAAAGCGGACATTGCGAGTGTCAAATTAAAACTAACTACTTTGAATTTTCTCAGCAAATTATAAACATTAAAAAAGCTTGTAAAGAGTATCATATAACAATAAATGTTTTATGAAGAACTTGTTAAGCAGCTCAGCTTTTATTGTTTTAAATAAAGAATTGGCTCGTAAAATAGGTTTAAAAGAAGCGGTATTATTAGCAGACTTAATATCTAAAGAAGAATATTTTTTAAACAAAGGTATGACCGACGGTTGGTTTTTTAATACAGAAGCTAATATTCAAGAAGATACAACCTTAACTCCTTTTCAACAAAGAAAGTGTATCAAAAATCTTAAAAACAATAATATAATTGAAGTTAAAAGAAAAGGAATACCGGCAAAACAATATTTTAAAATTAACGAACAACAAGTTATTAAGTTTATAAACAACTTGTCATTAACAAACTTAACTACTATTAATAATAATAAAGAAATAAAAATAAAAAATAAATATTTTAAAAAGCCAAAAATAGAAGAAGTTGTTAATTATTGTTTAGAAAGAAAAAATAATATTGACGCCGAAGCTTTTTATGATTTTTACGAAAGTAAAGATTGGATGGTTGGAAAATCTAAAATGAAAGATTGGAAAGCCGCAATAAGAAATTGGGAAAGAAGAGAAAAAAACAATCCAAAAAAAATGAGCAAACTACATTCGCAAATAAACGCCTGGCAAGAAGCAAAAAAATTATTATGAAAACTTTAGAACAAGAAAATTTAAAAGACTTGAGTAAAAAAGTTTTAGATCTTATAGCCAAAACAAGCGTTGAAATTGGGCATAAGACAGATCCACAAACTTTAGCAAATTTAAGTAAAATATTTGCAAACGATTTAATGACCGAAAAAAGATTTAAAAGCTTGACTTTCAATCAGATAGAAGAAGCTTTTTATATTGGTGTTAGATTTGGTAAAGACGAACCTTTTTTAAATATTAGAACTTTTTATAAATGGACTTACGAGCATAAGAAAAAAGTTGATAACGCATATTATCAAGTCCACACATTAGGACAAGCAAAAGAAAAAACCTTATATTATCAAGAACCTTTAAAACAACTAAAATGAAAACAAAAGACAAAGTAAGATACTGGCTAGAAAAATACTCGCATTTAAGAGACAATGATTATAAATTATGCAGTAATATTTGGAACGAAGAGTTAAAAAAATACGTTAATATTGATAAAACAACGGCTAGAGATTTTTTAAGAATTTACTCTTTAGGAAAATTAACATCAGCTCCAAGTATTAAAAGAGCTAGAGCAAAGCTTCAAGAAGAGTTTCCGTCTTTACGAGGAGAAAAGTATTATATAAGAAAAGGAGTTGCGCAAGAAGAATGGAGAAGAAAACTTGGATATGAAAACAATAAGTAAACTTAAAAAAGAACTCGACAAATGGTTTAGTTTGTTTATTCGATTAAGAGACGCGGATAGTAACGGAAACGTTGTTTGTTTTACTTGCGGTATTACTAAACACTATAAGTCGGGAATGCAATGCGGACACTTTCAAAGTAGGAGACACTTAGCCACAAGATTTGACGAATTGAATTGTCAACCTCAATGCGTTAAATGTAATATGTTTGAACAAGGAGAACAATTTAAATTTCATATTAAATTAAATGCAAAATACGGGGAGGGAACTTCTTTAGATCTACAAAAAAAAGCAATGAGAAGCGTCAAGTTTACTAGAGAAGATTATAACAAAAAAATTAGTTATTACAAATCGAGTGTTAAAAACTTAAAAAAAGATAAGCAAATAGATTAAATTTCTTTTAATATAATTGTCTTATGACGAATCCAATATTTGCTAACGAAATACACAAAGCAACTATTGAGGTTTATATTAATATGTGCAAACAGTTTACTAAAGAAGTAAGCTCCGAGACCAAATACAAAAATTATCTTGATGTTGTTAAAACTGTTATTGATTATCATAACGGCTACGGCAACGGAATTAAACAAAACAATTTTAACGATTGGTTGATGATTATACCTATTAATTTAACCGTTGCAACAAACGGTTTTTTTGCAGCTTTAGAAAGCAAAAAAAATTCATCTTCTATTAGATCTTATAAAGTAATTTTAGAACAGTTATTGCAAGAAACCGTCAATAAACTTAATTTACTAGAATTAGAAAATGAATAAGATATATATTGAAATATCAAAATTATCAGATGAATTTAGAAAAATAGCATACGGATTGTCGACCGATACGGTTAAAATAAACGACGCGGTTCAAGAACTAATGTTATATTTTTTACAAATGAATCCGGATAGACTAAAAGAAATTTATGATAAAGACGGTATTATAGGAATTAAAAAATATGGAGCGGTTTGTTTAAGAAGATTTATTACAAGCAAAAAAAGCCCTTTTTATTATAAATATGATAAATATTATAGAAACTTAGCTACAACTTATAAGACCGATAGTTCTATCGGAATACGTCAAGCTTACAATTTTAATAAAAGTATTTACAATTTAGCCGAAGAAATACCAGATATTAAACAATATGAAAAGTTAGAAATGATAGATAATGAATTAGATAAGCTTTACTGGTACGATAAAGAACTTTTTAAATTATATTATTATGAGGGCAACACTTTAGATTCACTTGCAGCTAAAACTAAAATAAGTCGAAATAGTTTATTTACAACTATTGATAAAGTAAGAACGTTAATTAAAAATAAAATTAATGAAGATTTATAACCCTTTAGAAAAAGACAGTTTTATTATGCAATTTGGTTTTACAAGTCCAAATTGGGAGCGTTGTTCGGTCAATAATTTAAAGTTACAAAAAAAAACTAAAAAGAAAAAAAGTGTCAAATAAATTTTTTGTTCCAAATAATATATATAAAGATCGAATTGCTATATGTAAAGATTGTAAATATTATTTAAGTTTGCTTGGAAACTGCGGAATATGTAAATGTTTTATGAAAATTAAAGCTAGACTTGCTCCAATGGAGTGTCCGAAAAAATATTGGAATAAGACAACCGAAATAAAAACTCCTAAAGATTTACCGGAAGAAATAATAAAAGAAATAAAAAACGTTTGGAAAGATTTAAAAACCGGAAGAGCTAAAGATGTTTATGCTAAAAATAGAATGATAGAATTGTATAACACAATTTATAACACTAATTATAGTCCGAACACAAACTGCGGAAGTTGCATATCCGCTTGTTTTGACGGAATAAAAAAACTGTACGAAAAATATAATGCTTGAATTTTTAAAACATATTACGGGTTTATGCGGAGAACCGCACCCTAGTTTAATATCTTTATTATGGGGAACACCTTTAATAAGCTATTTAATATATAAATTAAAAAAAAATAAAAATGAATAATATACCGAATTATTATATTGGAGAAAAATATAAAATAGAAGCAAGAAAAGTAATTGAGGATTTCCAAGCCGATAATTATAACTTGGGAACTGCTATAACTTATCTTTTAAGAGCGGGTAAAAAAGAGGGAAACCCAATAGAACAAGACATAAGAAAAGCAATAGATCATCTTAACTTTGAACTAGAAAGAGTGCAAAGCAATACAAGAACCGGAGGTTTAGCAAGATGAGTTTATATAAATGCGAATGCGGTAAACAAGAAAAATATTTGGGTAAGGTAACCTTAAAATATATAGACGGAAAATTTAGAGCGGTAGAAGCTTTATGCGAATGCGGTAAATATATGGATAGTAAACCGTTAGAGGGTATGCCGCAAATAATAAGAACAGAGGACTCTCTTAACAAAAACACCAAAAGAGAAAAGCTATGGGATAGCGCTAAAGAAAAGTTAATAGGTGAAAGAGGAGTAAATGATAACTATAAATAAATTAAATAAAAATATATATATTATTATGAAATTAAAAGTAAACGAAATAAAAGAAAACATAAGCAATCCAAGATTAATAAAACAAGATAAGTTTAAAAAATTAGTTCAAAGTATAAAAGACTTTCCGGAAATGTTAGATTTAAGACCAATTGTTATTGACGAAAATAATATTATACTTGGAGGAAATATGAGATTTAAAGCTTGTGTTGAAGCGGGAATAAAAGAAGTGCCGGTTAAAATTGCTAAAGGATTGACGGAAGAACAAAAACAAGAATTTATTGTAAAAGACAATGTAGGTTTTGGTGAGTGGGATTGGGATATTTTAGGAAACGAATGGGATAACAAGAAGCTCGGAGATTGGGGTATGGACGTATGGCAACCGGAGGAAGAGGTGGATTATTCTGTTTTAGATGATATCGATTTAGAAGAAACATTAGAGAACAAACAAGCCGGAGTTAAAAGAGCTATAATGATAGAGTTTGACGCCGAACATTATGAAGAAGCAAATAATCTAATAACACAAGCAAGAAACGAAAAGAAAAATATAGGTTTAATGATTTTGAATTTATTTAAAAATGCCTAAAGTTTTTGCATTATATTACGATAGATTTAACGACGCGACAACTTCGGAAGCTTTATTTGAAGCCGGTATTGAACACAATATATTATGCCATAACAATAAAAACAAATTTAAAAATATATACGGAATTATTAACGAATCAAATAAACCTAAAGGAATACAAAACAATTTTAATTTTGGTTTAGATTTATTATTTGATAATGAGTGGGGTATTTTTATTTCTGATGATTATAAAAAAAGTTATAAGATAGATAGACAAAAAAACAAATTTGTAGAATGTGAATTAAAATATGTTTACGATCAACTTTGTAAAACAATAAAGTTAGCAGATAAAATAGGAGTTAAACTTGTAGGTTTAAATTCAACGGGAAACATTTTATATGCAAATAAAAAATATGGTAAATACGGATTAGTTGACGGAAGACTTTTCGCAATAAAAAAAACTAATTTTAGATGGCGAGAGGATATATCTTGCATAACAGATTATTATGCTACAATATATCATCTAAATAAATACAAAGGAAATTTAATATTACAAGATTGTTATGCAGATTTTGAAAGATACGGAGCCGGAGGCATTGGAACTTTAGAAGAAAGAGCAAACGATAAAAAAAAAGATATACTTATTTTAAAGAATTTATATCCCAATAACGTAATAGTAAAAGACAAGAAAGGACAGCCAAAAGGAACACACATAAAAATAAAAAGATGAAAACAATAAAACTAAAAAAAGTCGAGCATAACACTACAATAGGAGAGAAGTGCCCTTATTACGAACCAAACATTAAAGAAGATTGTTTTTTAGAACTAGACGGAGAAATTATTGGTTTTTATATAGGTGACATTTCTAAATATAGTAAAAAGTTAAGTTTATTATTAGCGGTAGCCGATAAAGAATTTAGAAGTGATAATGTTCCGAAAAGCTTGATGAACTCAAGACTTTTAACAAAAGGTTATGATGATAAAGGGAAAGCAATATATCAATATAATTCAAGACAATATAGCACAATTTTAGGATCTATCGCTCCAAAAGCACATCTAAGAAGACCATACCCAACTATTTCTTCAACGCATAGAGAAAAGAAAGCTAAAACTTTTATTAAGGCAATGTGGGGTTCTTGTTTGATTGGAGAAGAAATTATTAAAAAACTAACGCCTAAAATATATAAAAGACAAAAAGAACTTTTTGAAGACATAAAAAAAGATTGGAGGTTCGGCACAATGTATACAAGTAGTATTTCAAATTTTAACATATCAGCCGACTACCACTTAGACAGAAACAATATTAAAGAAACCGTAAATATAATATTTACAAAAAGAAATAATTCAAAAGGGGGTTGTTTAAATGTACCGGACTATAATGTTACCTTTGAACAATCGGACAATAGTATGTTAGTTTATCCGGCTTGGAGAAACGTTCACGGTGTAACTCCAATTAAAAAAACATCGGATAACGGTTATAGAAACTCCTTAATATTTTACGGTTTAAAAGCATTTAAAGGAATATAAATATGGACGAAAGTAGACACATAAAAAAAGAAAGCGTTTTAAAAGCTTTAGAAAGTAGTTTAGGAGTTGTCACAGTAGCTTGTAAGTCGGCGGGGGTTCCAAGATCTACATATTACAAATGGTTAAAAGAAGATAAAGAATTTTATAAAGCGGTTAAAGATATTGAAAACATAGCCCTTGATTTTGCAGAAAGTCAATTACATTCACAAATGAAAGACGGCAATACTTCGGCAACAATTTTTTATTTAAAGACTAAAGGAAAAAAACGGGGTTATGTAGAAAGAAGCGAACTAGACTTAACGTCCGGTGACGATCCGATTAAAATTAACGTAAACATAAAAGGGGTTGAATATTGAAGCTAATTTTACTCACACACAAGAACAAGCAATAACTTATTTGTTTGACAAAAATACAACCGAAGTTTTATTTGGAGGAGCTGCCGGTGGTGGCAAATCTTGGGTTGGTTGTAGTTGGTTAATATTGATGTCTTTAAAATATCCAAAGACAAGATATTTAATGGGGAGGTCAAAGTTAGATAGTTTAAAAAAAACAACCTTTAACACTTTTTTAGAAGTCTGCGAAACTTGGAATATAAAAGCCGGTAAACATTATAATTTTAACGGAGGTTCTAATGTTATTACTTTTTATAATAGATCCGAAATTATTTTAAAAGATTTGTTTTTATATCCGAGCGACAGAAACTTTGACAACTTGGGTTCTTTAGAAATAACCGGCGCGTTTATAGACGAAGCAAATCAAATAACAGAGAAAGCTAAAAACATAGTAGCGTCGAGGATGCGTTATAGACTTGATGATTATAATATTATTCCTAAATTATTAATGACTTGTAACCCCGCAAAAAATTGGGTTTACACTCAATATTACAGACCATCAAAAGAGGGTAAACAAAAACCTCATAGAAAGTTTATTCAAAGCTTGGTTGATGATAACGAGTATATATCTAAATATTATAAAACTCAATTACAAACTTTAGACGAATTAAGTAAACAAAGATTATTATTTGGAAATTGGGAATATGACGCAAGTAAAGATAATTTAATAGAATACGACGCTATTATAAATATGTTTGAACAAAAAGGAGTTGAGGGCGAAAAATACATTAGTTGTGATGTTGCGCGTTTTGGTAGCGATAAAACCGTTATTATGTTATGGGAGGGGTTATATATTAAAAAAATACAAACGTTGCTTAAAACGTCTATAAATGAGGTTGTGGACGCCGTTAGGCAAATGCAACAAAACCATCAAGTTAATTTAAGAAATATTATTGTAGACGAAGATGGAGTTGGTGGAGGGGTTAAAGATTATTTAAGATGTCAAGGTTTTGTAAATAACGCAAGACCAATAAAAGGGGAGAACTATCAAAACTTAAAAACACAATGCTACTATAAATTAGCCGACTTAATTAACAAAGGACAAATTGGAATTAATTGTAATGATATAAATATTAAAAACAATATTATAGAAGAGTGCGAACAAGTTAGAACAAAAGACGCGGACAAAGATAACAAACTACAAATTATTCCAAAAGAAACGGTCAAAGATATCATTGGAAGATCGCCGGACTATTCCGACGCTTTAGCTATGCGTATGTATTATGAAATTGATCAAACTTTCGGAAAGTATTATGTACAGTAAAGGGAGGAACCCCGCACGTTTAAGTCCCTCCCTTACACCTTTTGACTAACTAAAATTATAAAAAACCGCAGCAAATATAACACAATAAACTAAATATGCAAATTTTCTATTTAATATTATGAAAGTCAAAATAAAAAAAGACGGTAAACAAGAAACTTATAACATCGTCGAAAGTTGGAAAGAAGTAACATTAGAAAAATTTATATCTATTAATTTAGACGTAAACAATAAAAGCAAAACAAAAGAAGCTAAAGAAACAATAGCACTACTTTCTAATTTACCGAACGAAATTATTAATGAACTTTCACTTAAAAACGTCGTTTTAATATTAGATAAACTTGCGGAAGTACAAACCGAGACAAAAGGAATTTTAGAAAAAATATATGTTATTGATGGTGTAGAATACGGCTTCCATCCGGACTTATCGGAAATAACTTTAGGTGAGTACGCCGACATAGAAACTTTTGTAAACCGAGATTTACAAAAACATCTTCCGGAAATAATGGCTATTTTATTTAGACCGGTTGTTGCAAAGGAACAAGACGTTTATACAATTGAAGCTTATGACGGAGATATAAGTTTAAGAGCGGAAAAAATGCGAAAGATGAACGCGGAACAAGTGCAGAGTGCGCTGGTTTTTTTTTGGATTTTCGTAAAAGTCTTCGTGGCGATTTTGCCGTTGTCTTTGATTCGGGCAGCCAAGACGAAGATGAACAAATTTACGGAGAAAGTTTCGCCGAAAAGTGGGGCTGGTTTGGTGTGATGCATAGACTTTGTAACCAAGATATAAGCAAACTTTCAACAATTACTAAATTGAAGTTGTTGGAGTGTTTAACTTGGTTAACATATGAAATTGATTTAAATGCGCAAAATAAAGTAAATACAAATTATGGTAAATAATAAAACATATAATAACGTTACGAACTTCTTATGTAGACTCGGAGAGTATCACGAGCAAATATCAACGGTTTCAATCGGTGACATATACGATATTAATTTAGAAAAAATGCAAAAGCTTCCTTTGCTACATATTAACCCTACTAACGTGGTTACCGGTGATAGCGAGTTAGTTTATAACTTCCAATTATTTATTTGTGATATTGTAAGCGAAAGCAATGTGCAAACTAAACAACAAGCAGATTTAACTAAATTAATAAACCAAAAAAACAACGAGCAAGAAGTGTGGAATCAAACATTGGAAATTGCTACTGATTTTATTGGTATGTTAAGACACAGTTCTCGACAATCTTTAGCCGGAACAAATGATATAAATTTTCCTTTATATTTTACTCAAGATCAATTCACGATTGAGCCGTTCCAAGAAAGATTTGATAATATGTTATGCGGTTGGGTTTTTAGTATTGGCGTAAAAGTTATAAACGATTTCGACACTTGTACGATACCGGTTGAAAATTTAGGAGCGGGTTATTAATGAAATTTAGAATAGGAAAATATAAAATAACAATAGGGTTTTTTAAAATAACAATACATATATGAATTACGAAGATCTATTAGAAAAACTTGAAGCAATAAGTGTTAAGTTTGAAACATATGACGATTATCCACAAGCGGCGGTTAATAATGCTAAAAGAGCTATTAAATATAAAAAAGAAAAAGGCACAACTTGTGGAACTATTATAGGCTGGAGAAGAGCCGCACAAATCGCATCAAAAAGTAAGATTAGCAGAGAAACGATTTCAAGGGTTGCAAGTTTTAAAAGACATCAGCAAAACAAAGACGTGCCTTATGATGAGGGATGCGGCGGCTTGATGTGGGATGCTTGGGGAGGTTCGGCAATGATTGAGTGGGCAATAAAAAAACTCAAACAAATAGATAAAGAAAAATTAGCTAAAGTTGGAAAACGAGGAGGAGTTAAAAAAAGCCCTAAAGCTCCAAAAAGTAAAACAAAAAACCCAAACCCAAAAGGTAAAGGTACAGCAAGGGGAGACGCTAAAACAAGTCGAGGAGCTAAAGTATCTTCGGCTGATTTAAAAAAACTTCAAAAAAAGTCAGATGATTTTAACGCAAGATATAAAGAAAAGTTAGGATATGGTGTGACGGTCGGTCAACTTAAAGCCGTATTTCAAAGAGGGCTTGGAGCTTTTAACACTTCGCATTCTCCAAATGTAAAGTCAGCAACTCAATGGGCTATGGCTAGAGTTAATGCTTATTTATATTTAGTTAAAAACGGAAGACCGCAAAACAAAAAATACACAACAGATTACGATCTGTTACCAAAGAAACACCCAAAAAGTAAAAAGAAATAATAAATAAATAAAATAAAAAAATGGCAGATTTAGTAACAACAATTAGCGAAAGCGTAACGCTTAACGGTTCTTTAAGAGGTTCTTCAAATACCGTAACAACAACGGGAATAGTTGACGTAATGGAAAGAATATTAACTTGTGCGCATTCAAACACTACAACGATAGCAGTTTTTAATTCAACGCCCCACGGAGCAGCCGGAGCTTTAGATTTAGAAAATGCAAAGTATATTAGAGTAACAAATCTTAGCACAACCGAAGCTATGGATTTAGCAGTTGTAACAGAAAACACTAACTATCAAGTAGTTATAACCGCCGGACAGTCTCACATACTTTGTCAAGCGGACACGGCGGCTATTGCGGAAGCGGACACCTCTCCAAACTTTCCAACGCTTGAAGACATAGTGACTTTACAAGTTCGCCCAAGATCAACGACCGACGTGCAAGTTGAATTGTTTGTTGGATTGATATAATGGAAACTCCTAAGCTAGAAAGATATTTAAATAGTTTTGCTAATACTGTAGTAAGACAATCTAAAGAATCGTTGGCTTCGTCTAAAGGTTCGACTAGACTAGGAGCTTCAATAAGATCGGAAGTTATAATGGAAGCGAACGGTTATTCTATTAAGTTTTATATGTTGGATTATGGTGAATATTTAGATAAAGGAGTTTCGGGAAATAAAGTTATGAGAAGCTATAAAAACTATAATTTAGTTAATCAAACATCACCATATAAATATACTAATAAACAACCACCTCCGGATATTCTTTCGCGTTGGATAAAAAAGAAAGGAATAAAACCAAAAGGACTAGGTAGGGGAAGAGACAAAAACACCGGACAGTTTATTTCTAATTTAGCTTTTTTAATTGGGAAGAAAATAAAAGCTAGAGGTATTCCAAGCTTGAGTTTTTTTTCTCAACCTTTGGGCGTTAACTACACAAAATTAAAAGAAGAATTATTGACGGATTTTACAGAAGACGTTAAAACTTATTTAACGACTTTTTATAGACCATAAAATTAAAAGGATGGCAGTATCACAAATATTACAAGCACCAAGATTTACAACTTTACCCGTTGGACAAGAAATTATATTTGTTGTTTCAAATGACGACGCGGTAGCTTTTCAAACAAAAGTAAAATTTAGAGCGGAAGTTCATATAGGAACGGAGCCGCCCAATCTTTCAACCGGAACCGATGTTATAGGTACTTTTAAAACAACACCGAACAACGCGGGAGTTGGAATATTTGATTTAAGAACTATAATAGAAAATTATGTTAGCGCGGATAATATGGCGACAAATAACACTCAATATAAAGGTGTTACAACAACCGACACACAAAGACACCCCTTACATATTATAGATAAATTTTCTAAAACAAATAACACGGTTAGATATTTAGCGATTCAGTTTTCGGTTGAATTTTTAGGAGCTACGGATAGCGCGGGAAACCAAGACGATAATATAGTTAGACAAGCCGTTGGAACTGCGGTTAATTCTGACGGTTTTACTTTGTTCAACGGTTATTTAAAATATACAGACAAATTAGTTAGTGAATTAGCTTCTGATGATTTTGGTTTTGATTTATTTGATTTTAAACCGGCGGTTGTATTTCCAACGGCGAACACAAGAAAGTTTCTAACTAACGCTCCAACACAACTATTTGCAAATATAGAAGATTACGGAACTCTTTCTTTTTTACAAACTAGTACAACTTTATGGGATAATGTTAACCAAGTAGACTTTGAGTATTATGATTCTAGCGGTTCATCTATTGGAAGCGATACAGTTTTAAAAGATTTTAGTAATGGCGCGGCTGATAATTATTCGGCGGTATCTAAAAAACAATTATTACATCTCGGTTGTTATCCGGCTAATTTAAGAAATTGGAGTAGTACGTTTCAAACGTTGGTTAGCAACGGAACTATACAGGGGGGTTACTATACAATTGAACTGCAAAACGCGAGTAATTTAGCAGCAACACAAAAATACACAATCAACGTTAATTGTCCGAACGAAAGACAATTTGAAAGCATAAGATTATGTTGGCTTAATCAATGGGGAGTATGGGATTATTATACTTTTACTTTAAAATCAATAAGAACAATTAACACTTCGGGAACTGAATACAATCAACTTGAGGGATCGTGGAGCAAGAGAAGATATTATGTAGACGGATATAAAGGCGGCAAAAAAGCATTTAGAAGAAACGCAACAGAAAAAATATCTATAAACACCGATTATATAACACAAGACAATAACGTTCTTTTTGAAGAGCTTATGAATAGTCCGGAAGTTTATTTATTAGACGGCTTCCAAACAGATGAGCAATATGCGGTCTTAAACAATTACGTTACGCCGGTTAGAATAACAAATAAAAGTTTTACTAAAAAAACAACCGCTAATAATAAGTTAATACAGTATAGATTTGAAATAGAAAAAAGTTTAACCTTTAGAACACAAACAGTTTAATGAGCGTACAGTTAACAGTTTTTCCTCAATATTTTAACGGATTACAACCGTTAAATTTATTTCAATTAGAGTATTTAATAGACGGGAGCGATTTTATTTCAATAGATTCTGCTCCTTTTTATACTTCCACTGTTGCTACGGCTTTAGATGACGCTTTAGTCAATCAGCCGCCAACAATTCCTAACTCTTTTTATAGGTTTAGAAGTTCACATAACGGTTTGCCCTCTCTTCCAACGGAGAGCAGCGGTGAGTTAGTTTTGTTTGGAAATGCGGGAGTTACTCAATGCGGGGTGTATCAACGTATAACAAATTTAAACGTTGGACAAAATTTTGATATTGTTATTGATGTAGCAAGTTCAGCAATATCCGGTAGTTTTTTAAGCGTTGCGGTTTACGACGGAACTAATATAGTAACGGCGCCTTTATTTAACGCTAACTCTACTACTATTCCAACGGTTTCTTTTACCGCTACTTCACAAGATTTAACCTTAGCTTTAACTTTAGTTTATGTTGGTTCGGCTCCAAGTGCGGTTGAATTTAATATAGAAAACGTTTCGGTTTCTCCTCAAGTTACAAGCCCCTCACTCGACGATGCTAACTTAAGTAACGGACAAATAATTTTAGATCTTTACGAAGACGAAGACATTCCGTTAAGTTTAAGTGTAGATGATTTTAAAAACGTTGCGGAAAAGGTTCAAAGCTATTCAAAAGCTTTTAAACTTCCGGCTACAAAAAGAAACAATAAAGCTTTCGACAACATATATGATATAACTAGAACTGACGACGGAATAGTTTTTAACCCGTATATAAAAACAAAATGCGAATTAAAACAAGACGGATACATATTATTTGAGGGTTATTTAAGATTAATAGATATAACAGACCAAAACGGAGAAATAAGTTATAATGTAAATTTATATTCGGAAGCTATCGCTTTAGCAGACTTCTTAGAAAACAAAACTTTAAAAGATATTAATTTAAACGAATTAAGACACGAATATAATAAAACTAATATTAAGCTATCTTGGAACGATTCAAGCACGGGAATAACTTATTTAAATAATAATACGTCGGGATTTAGAGACGCTAACTCCACTATAAAATATCCTTTTGTCGATTGGAACCACCAATTTACAGTTGACAATAACGGCAATCCGGAACTTATAAGTTTAGCTTCTGCGTTTCGTCCGTGGATTCAAATTAAATATTTAATACAACGTATTTTCCAAGACAGCCCATTTGTTTTTGAAAGCTCTTTTTTTGACACCGCCGATTTCAAAAAATTATATATGGATTTTAACTGGGGAGGAGAACCGGAGCCGCATTCAGATATGGCTACGGGAAGCGGACAAAACGAAAATGTGGCGGG